GGCGCACGTGAGCGATTACACCAACAAGCATTTTGCCGTTGACGGCAGCGCAACGTTTTACCTCTCCCGTTGGCGCCCCGCCGCTTTGGCTTTTGGTCCTGTGCGCAGCATTACCTCCGTTGTCTACGACGACACAAGCGGAGCTGAACAAACATTGAGCACGTCCAAGTATTACACTGACCCAGGCCGCGTTGGCGATTTCATGATTTACTTTCATGACGTGCCCGACCTGGAAGATTACAACGCCCAGCCCGTGCGCATTAGCGCTACTGTGGGCCAGGCCGCCAGCGCCAATGTAAAGCACGCCATTCGCATGCTGGTGGCGCACTGGTACGAAAACCGCCGCGCCGTCGTTACGGGCACAATCACCGCCACCATTCCCATGGCGGTGGAGTCATTGCTGAACACTGAACGCATTATTGACCAGCGGCAATGAACATTGGGTTTCTTGACAGGCGCATTAGCTTTTACGCACCCAGCACGACGCGCGACAACTACGGCGCCGAGAGCGGGAGCGCGACGCTGTACACCACTGTGTGGGCAGCTCTTGACAATAAGAGCGCGTCAGGTTCCGTTATGATGGAACAAGAAACCAGCATTAACCGCGTGGTATGGCGGGTGCGCAGCTCATCTACCACGCGCGCCATTACGCCCAAGTACACCATTCAATACAGCGGCGACACCTACGAAATCCTTGCAATTGAGGAGGTAGGCCGCAAAGCGGAGCTGCATTTTCACACCCAAAAGGTTGTAAGCGAATGACGCGCGTTGAAGTACAAGGCCTGTCAAAAGTTATGGCCAGGTTGGAGAAGCTCGCCAAGTGGAGCGAGAAAGACCACAACGCGCTGGTGGACATCAACACGCGCGTGGGTGACGTCTACGCGGGTTCGTTGCGCGCCAACATTAAGGACTTTGGTAAGGACATCAAGGTGTACGAAAAGAACCAAGGCCCAGGCCGCAACCCAGGCAACGCACCAGGCAAGGTGCGCATGATTGTTAAGAGCGGACAACTGCGCCGCAGCGTTGACACATGGTTGCCCAACCGCGATGAAACGCGGGTGTTGGCAGGTCCGAAAACCAACACGATGGGACGCCGCAAGACGCGCAAGAACGCCGACGGGTGGTTTGCCAACATTGTTGAAGACGGCATGTTTTTTGGCCGCAAGAGCAACACCAAGAACACAGGCGTTCACAAGCGTAGCAAGATGGCCACGCAAGGGCGCATGGAAAAGCTGCACGTGCGCCTTTTGCGCAACCGCTTTGAACGTTACATGTCATGAAGGTAGGTCTTGCCATACGCCAATTGTTAGTTGACGACACGCCCGTGCAGGCGCTGGTGTCAAGTCGCATCTATCCCGAACTGGCAGCAGAAGGTGCGCAAGCGCCTTACGTTGTATATTCCGTTATGAGCAACGCGCCACAAGACACCAAGAACGGCACGCCCATTGACGAAGCCAACGTGGAAATTATTAGCGTGGCACGATCATACGGCGACGCCAACGATCTTGCCGACAAGGTGCGCGCAGCACTCGACCGAGCAAACGTAAGCGTCGCAGTTGGCGAAGGCACGGTTGTGGTGCAAAGCATCCAATACACCAACGAGATTACACAGGTTAGCGAAGACCGCCAATACTACGCGGCAGTCCAGGACTACACCATACGCATTAAACGTTCATGAGCATGTCAAATTTTATTCTTGAGAACTGGGCTGAACTTACGTTGGCCATTCTCGGCCTCGTGAAAGTCATTGTCAACTTGACGCCGACGACTAACGACAACAAGGTGTTTGGATACATCGACACCTTAATTAACCTCATCATTGCAGACCGCATCAAACCAACTAAAAAAGATTAACCATGGCAGAGACAACAGGAATTATCAATGGTTCCGACCTCCGCATTTTCCTGTCAACCACTGACGACAGCGAAGTACTGATTGACAACCTTACCGACTGTAGCATCAGCGTCACGTCCGACTTGCGCGATACGACGACCAAAAGCAACAACGGATACCGTGCAATGTTGCCTGGCCTTAAGAGCGCCACGGTGAACTTCACGGCGTTGTACGCTTCTGATGCTACAAACGGCTACAACGAACTGATTGGCCACCAACTCGCCGACAGCAAAGTGTACCTGCTTTTCACGCACGCACCCAGCGGCACGGAGAATACAGGCGACGAGCGCTTTGACGTGGCTGGCTACATCACGAGCTTGGAGCTGTCAGGCGGTACGGAAGACAACGGTACTTACACCTGCACCATCGAAGTTCACGACACGATTGTGCGTGAAGTGATCGCGTAACGTAATTTTACTGCATGACTATTACGCTAGAAGGCAAAACGTTTCCTGTGCGTGCAAGCATGCGCGCTTGGAAAAACTTTGAAAAGGCAACGGGGTGCAAGGTAACTGGCATTGATGCCGAGGACGTTACCAAGATGCCCGAACTACTGTACTACTTTGTGCAGGAAGGTTGCCTAAAGCAAGGCATGCAGTTTAAAATGGACGTTGACGACTTCTTGGGCATGATTGATGTTCAGGACCTTCCGTCACTTATGCTTGTAGTCCAAGAGGCTATGGGCGGCAGTGAGCAAAAAAAAACGGAAGCGACGGAGGACAACAACGCGCACTTGAATGGGACGAAATAGAGCGTTTGGGGCTGGGCTTATTGGGCCTTGACCCCGAACGACTCTACGACCTCACATTCCGAGAATTTGGCAACGCCGTACGCGGTCGTTACGAGTTTCAAGAACACTGCGAACGCGGTGCCTGGGAGCGAGTGCGATGGCAAACGGCGTTGTTGTTGAATGTACATACCAAGAAAGGCAGCAAGCTAACCACACACGATCTAGCCGTTTTTCCTTGGGAAGAAAACACACAAACAAAAAAGCCGAAAGGCAACGGATTGGCTATCTTAAGAGCATTGGCAAATGGCAAAACTCGGTGACCTCGTAGTACGCATTGGCGCAGATACGCGCGACCTAAACAAGCAGTTGGGGCGCGTGCAGCGCAACATGCGTAGCATGACCAGCAATCTAACTAGCTTGGGTCAGAGCATGACCAAGGCAATTACCTTGCCGCTTGCTGGCTTGGGCGCAATGGCTGTCAAAAGCGCTGCTGACTTGGAGCAGCTTGAAACGTCGTTTGTTAGTTTGACGGGAGGCGTCGAGGAGGCAGCTGCAATGATGGAGCAGCTAAATGAGTTCACCGCCAAGACGCCGTTTCAAATTGAGAACGTGGCCAACGCCGCGCGGCAGTTGATTGCATCAGGCACGCAGATTGGCGACGTTAACGACCAGTTGCAATTTCTTGGAGACATTGCTGCAACTAGCGGTGTGAGCATCGAAGAGATTGCCGCCATCTTTGCCAAGGTCAATGCCAAAGGCAAGGTTGAACTTGAGAACCTCAACCAGCTTGCAGAACGAGGCATCCCAATTTTTAAGGCGTTGGCCGACGCGACAGGTTTGCCTGCCGACAAGCTGGGCGCGGGCCGTGTTAGCGTTGACCAATTCAACGAGGTTCTTAAATCATTTGCCACGGAAGGCGGCTTTGCCGCTGGCGCCATGGAGCGCTTGAGCCAAACGGCAGCGGGTAAGTTTAGCACCGCGCTGGACAACCTCAAGATTGCAGGCGCAGAAATTGGTAACCTTGTGTTGCCTGCTGTTACCAAGCTGCTCGATCTTATTGTGGAAATGGCACAAAAGTTTGCTGCAACAAGTCAAAGCACCAAGGCGCTTATGCTTGAAGTTGGTTTGTTGGTTGGCGCCATTGGTCCAATGATTGTCATCGTGCCCAAGATTATTGCGGGAATCACGGGGCTACGTGCAGCGTTCACGTTGTTAAACACCACAATGCTGGCCAACCCCGCGCTTGCTGTTGTTGCTGCCATCGCCGCGCTCACAACGGCTGTTGTTTTGTTTCGTCAGCGCACGCAAGACGCCAGTAAGGCCAACGAAGAATTTATCCAAACGCTTGTCGGCCTTGACAAGCAGGCGCAGATTAACCACATTAAAGACCAAATGCGCGAACTGCAACGCGAGAAGGCCGCACTTGCCGCAGCGCAACGCGCCGAGATGCAGGCACAAGCGGCTGGCGCTTTGGGTGACA